CTGTAATGTATTTAGCTACTGGAGCTGCGGCTGCTAAATCTGCAAAGTCTGTAGATGAATTTACATCAAAATATTGTATTTTTTCAGAGCCATTAGAAGCTAACGCATAGTCACCAAACTGCACAAATTGCCATCTATTAATACCTGTATATCCACCAGCTTTAGACACATCTTCCATAGTTAAGTCTGTAGCAGATACTTTAAATAATTTGGTAAAGCCACCTGCAAATATAGATACGTCTGCATTTACTTTAGCTGCAAAACAGTTAGTAAGGTTTTCTGTAGCTACACCTGAATAATTTACTGCTGATTTAAACGGACCATATCCTACAGCTAAAGGAATAACGTTATTAGCTTCTGATACTGTATCTAATATACTTGGTTGGTCAGGTAACCAATCTTTAAAAGCTATGCGTTGTGTTGGCATATTAAGACTTCATAATAAATGCAAGTGCGTAGTATGGTGGCAAGTTTTGATTTGTACCACTAGAACCTGTTGTAGTTATAGATGTTGCAACTGTAATGCCTGTAGAACTAGAACTTGTAACTTCTGATGTTCTACCTGTGCCATAACCTGTGCTTGCATCTACAGGTGCGCCTCCATTATCAGAACCAGCTTGTGCTGAACCTAATGTTTGAGGTGTATGATTGTGTTGTGGGTCTGTAACTGTAGATGTTGCAGTATGTGTATGAGATACTACAATAGCATCTTTAGTACCACCAGTTTGTGTATCAGCACCTGTAACTGTTGTATAAGCTACGCTAGATGTATCTTGGAATGCACCAATAATAAATCTATTTCTTAAATCAGGTGTGCCACTAGAGCCATTACATAATAACCAACCACTAGGAATAGTAGCAATAGTACCTGACCACATAATGATACCACCACTAGGGAAACTACTTCCCCATGTAGGTGTATTACCAGAACCTGCTGATAATAATACTTGACCTGAAGTTCCTGCAGAACCGTCTAATGTTACACCACCTGTAACTGCCAATGTTCCTGAAGATGTTAAAGTTCCAGCAACTGTAAAACTATCACCAGAAGTTCCTGCTTGTTGGTCTTTTAACTGTGCCATTACCGTTCTAATAGCATTATTTAAGTTAGCAGGTGAACATCCTTCTGCAATATTAATATTACTTATATCAGTATTGTCTGATGAGGTTGCTGAATATTCACTAATTTTTGTCTTTGCCATCTTTTATCCTTGTCGTAACCAAATGTCTGTACTTGGAGAAATATCAGTCCAAGTTTCTGTTCCTGCTGTAACTGTTGTCCATGTTTCTGTGCCTGCTGGTACAGGTATCCATTCTTCACCTTGTATCACTCCATTTGCTATAACTGTGGCTATAGGTGTAATAGATGCACTTGCACCTGCTATAATACCACCTAGACAATAGACACTCGCATTAGCGACTATTTGTCCATTACCACTTACTACATATCCGCCTAAACAAGATACAGTTGCATTTCCTGTAATGCTTGCAGCATTTGTTCTAATAACTACATAATTAAGTTCTACTGAACCGTTAGCTGTAATAGATGCTGAACCACTAATCTCAAACGAACCTAAAGCAGTTACAGTAGCATTACCTGTAATTGAACCTACAGCATTTCTTATGCGTAAGTAAACAGCACTTACATTAGCAGTTCCGTTTATAGAACCGTTATTTAATCTAATTCTTGTTGCATCACTTGTAACTGTAGCGTCTGCTGTAATAGCAGCACTAAATGGTTTTATCGCATTAGCATTAGCAGTAACAATTGCGTTTGCATCTACTTGGGCAGAGGCTAATACTATGCCTCCTATCTTACCTAGTGTGCTGAAGGAGGTTTCAGCAAATGCGGTTATGCCAAACATTATTCTGCTACTTCAACCCAAGAAGTTGTTGCTTCATTCCATGTATATTTTTTATTGCCTGTAGGATAATCAACAGGTGCTTTCCATTGTGCTGTTGTTTCATCTAATAGCCATGAATTAAATGGTTTAGGTGCAATAAAAGCATTACGACCTTCGTCATAAGTGTATCCAATACCTGCGTAGTTTTTACGGATATTGCCGTTATATGATGTTTGTTTCCAAGTTCCACCTAAAAGATTAGAGCAAAAGTCTATACCTTTTTGTTCATTCTCTTGTCCGTTTTCATCAAGAATATCTTGGTTACTCACTACGATTACTTTTGTTACTATGTTGTTTTCTAATTGAGCAAAATGTGCCATGTTATTTCCTTTAAGTTAAGCTGTATAAGTGCCTGAAGCAGTAAATTTAATAATAGTGTTAGCACCTGATGTTGTTACTGTAGGGCTTCCTGTAGTTGTGCCTGTATATTTAGTTGTAGGAACACTTAATATTACTACACCTGAACCTCCTATTGCACCATTATTTGAAGCTGCTGAACCGCCACCACCGCCTCCTGTGTTAGCTGTACCTGCTGTTCCTGGATTATTAACTGCACCAGCTCCACCACCTCCAAGACCTCCTGAAGTATTTGACCCTCCGTTAGCACCACCACCACCACCCCCAGCGTAATAAGTAGATGTTCCTGTGATAGATGAAGTAAGACCTACACCGCCATTACTTGCATTTGAGCCACCACCTGTAACATTAGCACCTGCTGCACCAGCACCTCCACCACCTGCTGCTGGGTAATTTCCAGATTGAGTAGTTGTTGTGCTACCACCTGCGTTACCTTGTAAACTTGTTCCAGCACCACCTGCATTTGTTCCGTTTGAAGCTCCACCACCTGAACCGCCTGATAAAGCTCCTTCTGCATAACTTCCACCACGACCACCGCCTGTAGAAGTAACAGTAGTTATTCCCGTGCCTGATAAAACTGAATTAGAACCATTGGTAGCCCCTGCTCCTGTAGCATGCTGCCCACCACTACCACCTCCACCAACAGTAACTGTATAAGTATTTCCAATAATTAAAAATGTAGATGATGTAAGTAAACCACCAGCACCACCACCGCCACCATTTGCAGCTCCAGCTCCACCACCACCTGCAACTACTAAATAGTCAGCAGAATAAGCAGGAGCTAAACTTCCACTTGCAGTAAATGTATGTATTGTGTTTCCACCTGATGATGTTACAGTTCCGCCTGTAAATACTTGTGAGCCAGCATATGAGATGATAACTACTCCGCTACCGCCTGCACTTCCTAAACCTGCAGCATTACCGCCACCACCACCTCCACCTCCACCTCCTGTGTTAGCAGTTCCTGCTGTTGAAGTATTTGGTGTTCCCATAGCACTACCAGCACCACCACCTCCTGTGCCTCCAGCTGATGCTGTGCCTGAATATCCACCACCACCACCACCACCTGCATAGTATGTAGATGAACCTGAAATACTTGATGTAGCTCCAATACCACCTGCTCCACCTGTATTTGAAGCGGATGAGTTAGAACCTACTGCTCCTGCACCACCTCCACCTCCACCTGCTTGTGAACCTCCACCAGAGATACCACCAGCAAAACCTTGACCGCTTACGCCTGTTCCTCCAGTTCCTCCTGAATTAGTTCCACCACCGCCTGAACCACCATTTACACCATTTCTACTACCTATAGAACCACCACCGCCACCACCAGTAGAGGTAACAGTTGTTAGTCCTGTTCCTGATAAAACTGAATTAGAACCAGATGTTCCTGTAACGCTTGAAGTTGCCGCTGCTGCTCCACCGCCACCTACTGTAACAGTGTATGTAGCAGGATAATAAAGAGTTGTTGTTGATGCAAGTAAGCCACCAGCTCCACCGCCACCTGCAACATCACATCCACCTCCACCACCACCAGCTACTACTAAATAACTAGCTGTAACTGCTGTAGCAGGGACTAATGAACCTGAAGCTGTGAATGTATGTATTTGTTTACCACCTGAAGTAGTAACTGTGCCACCTGTGAATTTAGGTGTAGCAGATGTATAAGATATGATGACTACGCCTGAACCGCCAGCACCACCGCCAAAGTTTGTTCCACTTGAATTTTGAAAACCACCACCGCCTCCACCACCTGTATTAGTTGTTCCTGAAACGGCTACAACTGCAGAATTAGAACCAGCTCCACCACCACCTGCTCCACCTGTTCCAGCAGTTCCTGAAGTAAATGTTCCGCCACCACCTCCGCCTGCGTATGTTACAGAAGAACCGCTTATAGAAGATGATGAACCAGCGCCACCGTTACCACCAGCAGTACTTGATCCATTAGCACCAGCAGCAGAAGCACCACCACCACCACCGCCTGCTACATTTGGGCTAGAACTTGAACCTACACCACCATCATTACCTTGTCCAGCAATGCCAGAACCTTTTGTTCCGCTACTTGTTGATCCACCACCAGAGCCACCATTACCGCCAGCAGCTTGAAATAAAGGTGCTGCACCATAACCACCACCTGTAGATGTAACAGTAGTTATGCCTGTGCCTGATAAAACTGAATTAGAGCCTTGAACACCTGAATTTGATCCAGTTCCACCTGCACCGCCACCTCCAACTGTGACTGTGTATGTAACAAGTGTAGATAATATAGCTGTAGAAGTTTGATAACCTCCTGCACCACCGCCACCTGCATAGCCTGAACCACCGCCACCACCTCCTGCAACAACAAGATAGTCTGCTGATACATTAGTGTTTTTAGATGATAGAACGCCATAAGCTCTTGCTGCTTGAACGGCTAGTCTTGATAATAAGGACATTAACTAATTCCTATTTGAATTGTGTTTGTGCTGCGAATACTGTAAATGCTGCTGAACCTGTTTTAACGATTGTGTATGAGTAAGCATCTATACCTGAAGCGTTACCTGAAGTCCATGCTGTGCCACCTTGATATTTAGGCGTGACAGAGTTTCCATCTATAGTAAAAGCATTGTTGTAATAAGCTGTAGCACCTTGAGTTACTAAAAATACTACGGTAAGTGCTTGACCTGTAGACATTAAAGTATCTAAAGATGTTGAGCTATTACCTCTTACATTAACTGTCCAGTTAGCTGAAGCAGATGTTGTGTAGTATAAAACTGATTGAGTTGTTACATCATAGTTGATTGTGCCTGTAGCTGCAGTAGCTGATATTGTTGTAACTTCTGCTGCATCTTGGAATACTGCACCAATAGCTGTTGTTGAACCTGTGAATGTTTGAGTAGCTGTAAAGCTAGTTGCAGTTGCTGGAGCTACATAGTCTGTACCTGCTGAAGCTGCAGTAAGTCCAGTAGAGCCATCACCTTTTTGAAGTGCTGTACTAGAAGTTAAGCCAATAATAGTATCGCCTGACTGTAATTCTTGTATTGTTGTGCCATTAAGCACTAATCCATAACGAGTTGCCATAATTTTCCTTAACTTACTGTAACATTAATTGTTGAGCCACTTCTATTTAATACAGGTAAAAAACCATTAGCTAAAGCAACGTCAGCAGTAGTAGTGTCTCTTTTTGTGACTACCATTTTAGTAGGTAAATTACCTAAATAAATTGCTTTTTCTGCAGGGTAAGTAACAAATACATCTTTAGAACCTGCACTAAAATTAACTGCACTTCCACTATTGCTAGACTCTAGTATAGTGTCACGAGATAAAGTAGTGCCTGAAGATGTGTATGTACCTACACCTACTTCCCACTCATTCGTATTGGCTAATTGAATAGTATAGAACGTAGTATTAGCATCACCAATAACAGAGAATGATTGAAAGCCTGTAGCAGCACCACCTAATGTAACAGTACCTGTGCCTGTGGTCGTAGTGGTTTCTCTTACCCTATCTTTAACGACTAGAGCCATGATTTATCCTTACGCTAATGTAACTGAAAGATTACCAGATGAAATCTTAAAGATGTCACCAGTATCAATTGCTTTCGCTGTGTCTAATGCTGTATGGTATAAAAGATTGCCTGTTGTTACAGCATCATAAATACCAATCCAACCTACTGTACCCCATGCTGATGTACAAGTTGGGAATGTTATGTCAGCAGTTGTTACTGAAGCACCGTTAGAAGGTGCACCAAATGTAGCTGATTGTCTAGCATAACTTCCGCCAGATACTTCTGTTCCTGTTCCTGCATCTGTAGGGTCAGTTGTAAATAATGCTATATAAGGTGTTGAAATTGCTGTAAAAGCAGTACCCCTTAATGTTTCATTAATAAGTGCGTTTTCTAAATAATTACTCATTTCTGCCATGATTTTTCCTTATGCTGTTGTAATTGAAAGATTGCCAGTGTACTCACTAGAATCATCTGCTGCTGTTAATGAATTTACACCTCTATCATATAATGCAGCCCAAGTTTGCACTCTTGCGTCATTCATAAGATATGGTTCTGCCTCACCTAATGTTGCGTATAACAATAAATCTTGGCAATTAGCTAAAAATACATTAGATGAAACTGATGAGCTTAAATATGGCGGTGCTGCATAATAAAGCATATTTAATGTGTATGTTGAATCTGGAATAGGTGCAAATTGAAATTCTGCTGCTAATACTGTATATTTTGTAGGTACGCCTGATTCTGTTGTTCTGGCGTTAGTAAAGAAACTTGGATTGCTTAAATATTCAATAGTAGATACAGGTGTAGTTTGCAAATATAACCCACGCATAGCCAAAAAGTCACTAGGGAGTGCAACTGTTTTATCACCAGCTGTTGTGGTAGTAGTAACAACTTTAAGCATAAATCTTGCACGAAGATCACGTCTTAATCTATTTTCTGCTAATTGAATAAAATCTGGGATTTGTGTTGTTAAATCACTACGAGCCAAGTAATCAGCTACTGTAGCTTTTAGGTCTGTGTAATTAGTAAATGCCATTATACTGTGCCTTCTCGTGTTCTAAACACTTTGTTATCTGGGTCATTAAGAAATTTTCTAAATGCTTTTTGGTCTATGACATGGAATCCACGCACAATACCTCTTTTGTTTAATTCGTCAAAGACAGTCATAGGAATACTAGCTATCTTGTTATCAAATATATCATCACCCCAACGAGTGTGTTTATCTGTATGTTTTCTTTGGTTGTAATTACTATCTATAATATCTGTAATGTCTTGTCTAGTTTCAATAACTAAACCACTATCAGTATCATGAACAACGCTTGTTCTAAATGTTATTGGTTTCATTCATTTGCCCTTTGCCTGTGAATTGAGTGAAAACAACTTTTACAGACAAGTTTATTAAAATGTTACTATAAAAAGAATAACAGAGGTGTAGGCATGACCTATCACCTCTGCACTCAATAATGGATAAAGTTCCATTAAACCTTTATTACTCTGCCAAGTCAGCAATAATTGCGTGAGCAGCTTGATTTCTTACTTCTAGTGTGTATTCTACTAAAAGTTGAGTTACATCTGCGTCACCAGATTTAGCCAATTCATTTGTTTGGAATGGGCGTAAATATGCAACTGCTGCGTACTCTGGATCAAGAACAAATGCTTGTTCACCGCTGTCACCAGAATCTGCAGTCATAAATCTGTTAGGTACAACAGATAATGTGCCGAAGTCTGATAAGTAAACGTCTGCTGCACCAATAATGGTTGTTGGTTTGTCACCAGTAGCCATATAACGTTGAGCTGCAACACCAGTAAATGCTGATACGTTTACTTTTTGTGTTGGTGTAGTCATAAGAACTGTTGGATTACCACCATTTGTAAACGCAGATTTAACTGCTGTTTTTAACATTGTTTCTGTAAAAGCTGCGTCTGTACCAGATACACGAGCTGTAGTGCCTAATGAACCAGCAGTACCGTTAGTGCCACCAACGTAGTTAGAATTTAACCATGTTTGTAGACCACCAAGTGTACGAGCTGTAGTAGCATTACCTGCTGATGCAACTGTGTTGCTTAAAAGTGCTTTTTCCATATCACGTTTAATTTCAGCAGAAACTTTAGCTAATTGGTAAGCCTTTTCAGATTTACGACCAGCTTTGTTAATTGCTTCCATAGTACCAGAAATCTTAATCGTTTTAGATGAGATTTGAGTTCTGTTACCTACTCGTGTTGTTGGACTAATTGTAATGTCAGAAGCTGTGTCACCTTCAACTACAGCGTTAGCTGCTGCTGCTGCGAGTGAATCAGTTTGCCATTCGTGATATGTTGCTGTTGCTTTTGTCTTACCAATAGAACTCATAAATGGAGTTTCTGTTGGAGAAATGTTATAAATAACATCTGACAAATCTTCTCTATTACCAATAGAGGTATAGGTTTGATACGTTGCCATGATTTTTCCTTATTCTAAAAATTGTTCAAATAAAGCTGCGGCATCTCTTACTCTTCCAGAGTTACGCAACTGTGCTTTTTGTTTTTTAATTGTTTCTGTGTTGTTACTACCTGTAGACGATCCAGCCTTTAGCATCTTTGGTGCTTCAGAAACTTTCTTCGTTACAGCAGGTTTTGACTTTTGAAGTTTGTCATACATCATTGCCTTGTGTAATGTAACAACGTGCCTAGAGTCATAGACATTAGATAATTCTACGTCTGTGAAACCAAGCGATTTGCCATAATTACGAATCTCACTACGGAGGTTTTCGCCTTTAGCTGGGTCTGAAAACTCTGGCAAAACTTGTGTTAATTTTTGTGCTTCCTGTGCAACTCTTTCTTGCATGGCACGAGCATTTTCAGATTGTTGCATTTCTGCAATTCTGTATTGTTCGGCTCTTATAGCATTGAGTTGTTCTTTCTTTTCAGAAAGTTCAGCAACTTTAACAGCATAGCCTATCGGGTCGTTTTCTTTGAGGTATGTTAAATCCTCATTAGGAGATTGCGAGACTATAAATTGCTCTATAGCTTGCAAACGTTGAGCGTATGTATCACGAGCATACTTGGCTTCCTCAATTGCTGCACGTTCAGCTTCAACAGCTTTACGTTGTTCAGCAACTTCAGTAGTTTTTTTTGTATAATCAGCACCAAGTTGATAACCTTTAATTAAATCGTCAAGGGTGACATCCTTTTCTTCGCCAGCAGCTTTTACTTTAAAAGTCTGGGGGAGTTCCTCTTCTTCAACTTCGGTTTCTTCTTGTTCTTCAGCTTCACCTTCTTCTGTTTCTACTTCTTCAGTTTGTGGCTCTGCTTCTTGAGCTTCTGCTTGTTCAGTTTCTTGTTCACCTTCTAATTGCTCCGTAGAGTTAGCTGGGGTGTTCATTAGACCTTCAAAAGCATTGGCTGCTTGACCTACAGTAAGCGTGCCACTTCCAGAATCTTCTGGAGTCATGGTTGTTTCACTCATTTTTATTTCCTATAATCCTCTAGGGGAGGTAACCCATTTTAGAAATGTCTAAAATATCTTCCATGCTTTACTTTTAATGTCGCTAGTTTTAGCGATTGATTCCAAGTAAGACATAAGTTCGTTATAACAAGCTATTCTTTGATAGGCTTGTTCACGCACATCTGTTTGATCTGCATTAGAGTAGATGATGCGTTGTAATTGATTTTCTTGTAGCTCTTTAACTACAGCTTGAAAATGTTCGTCATTAAGTATGCTAGTAATAGCGTCTACTTTATTGGACATTATTATTTCCTTTTGTCATATTGTTGATAGTATTTAAAGCATCTACAATAGATTTGGTATTAGTGCCACGAGTTTGTTCTGCTTGGTTAGCAGCATCAGTTTCAATCTTCAATTGTTTAAGAGCTAATTCAGTATTTTGTTTTAGTTCTTGTTGTTGAAGTTCTAATGCTTTGCGAGCATTATCTAATTGCATTTGCTCACGTTCTAACTCAAGTTTAGCAGCTTCTGTTTGAGCACGAATAACTGCTTTTTCACGTTCAACTTCAGCTAATACTTTTGCAGCTTCTGTATTAGGATCTAGTTTTTCTGGTTGAGGTTGTGAAAGTGCTTCATTTTGCTCTGGTGTAATTTCATTCATGAATTGTGCAGCATCTTTGAAACCAGCCATGTTAATAAACTTGGCTAATGTATTGCGATATTGCATTAAGTTCACTAATGGATTAGATAGACCATATTGCTGAATGATTTGCTCTTGTTTTTGCAAGATCATTTGCATAGTAGTTAATTGTTCTTGACGAGTACCTGTACCTAAACCTACGTTAATAGATACATTGTATTGGTCATTCCATTCACGAGGATTAAATGGTACAAATTTGCCATTTATACGCACCAAACGCTCTTTATCTTGATATTTGCATAGTAGGTGTAGGATTCCTTTGAAAAGACTCTTAACGCCTGTTTCTGCAAAGATACGAGCTATTAATTCAAGCTTTCCTGCACTTGATTGTGACATTGCTGACACAGCAGCGGCTGTTACGTTTTGTAAGATGTTAGGGTCTATACCATTTTGTGAATCTGACACACCTGTACGTCTTGCTTGTACGCCATCGAGGTATTCAAGCATTGGGAATGATCCAGATGTAGTAGGTTGTACAGTTAATGGTACAATAGCGTTAGGATTCTTCATTCTAACTACGCCACCTGCTGTAGATGTGAGTAAATCATCAAGATTTACCTGTCCTTCTACTGCACCAACACGATAATTATTTGTTAAGTAGAGGTTATCCAACATTTGTCTTAAAACAGTAGACTTAATCAGCTGTAAATCTAGTGCACGATCAGCTAAAGACTGTCCGTAGAACTTATGTGGGATAGGAATTGGGCAAAGTGAGTGGAATGGGATGTAATCACACTCCATATCTTCTAAAACTTCGTTAGAAGCGTAAACAACACGTCTTAATTCGGCAATACCATCATTATTGTAGTCAACTTTTATGTAACATTCGTAAACTTCTACAACTTCCATAGATTCATCTTGTGAACCCATGCTATTAGGTTGTTCACCACGAGAGTAACGAGCAATTCTGTCTGGACTAAACTCTAAAGTATCGCCAGATTGTAAAGTTTCAACAATATCTTTCTTGAATCCCATTGCAATTAACTCTGAACGAGTCATCATTCTGCGATGAGCTACAAATGGTGAGTCTTGAATAGTTCTAGCACGTTTAGAAATAAGAAATTCTTCTGGTGGTACGTTTTCAACAACCACACGACCATCTTTTTTAGTGCGTTTTACTTTAACTTTGTGTTCACGAGTAATATTTTGGAATACTTGACCTGTCATTGGGTCAGTGACTTCGTTAATTTCTTCTTCTGTTTCTTGTGCTACGACCTCTAGATCTTCGTCTTGCATAAGCATCATGAGATCATCGTCACTTAAGTCTTCATAAGTTTCTTTATTAACGTCAATCTTTTCATCCCAATACGCTTTTACAATACCAGTTTTTTGTAATAGTGCGTCTTTAAACCAATTATGTAGAATTAAAAAGCCATCATTATCACGATAGAATACCCAGTTACAATATTCTGTTGCTTGTTGTGCAAAAGGTTCGTCACCATCGTTTACAGGTTGAAATTCAACTACACCGTCTGTAGATGTAAATACACGAATAAGTTGAGGTAATGCTCCGTCTACAACTTCTGCTACTTCACCAGTAACAATTTGTGATTTACCTTCTACTTCGTTACCATAAGGCTCACGAAGATAGTATTCAAGTGCTTCTTGACGTTCTGCAACTGTGTCTGTTTCAACATAGCCAATAGAATCATCAATTTCAGACTCGATAATGCTTTTTAATTTGTTAATATCCATTAAACTATCCATTTAGTGTTTACGTTAATAGGTTTATTCCACTCTTCTGCTGGACTCTCATCCAAGCCTGTTGCTAGGTATCTAAATGCGTCAGCAGCATGTGATGACCAATCGTGTAATGGTCTATCATGGAATACAGCTCTTTTTTCATCATAGTGTCTACGATAGTTACGAAGAGCATCTAAACCTTGTTTTGCTTTTGGGTCAAACCAACATCTAGGAATTATTCTTCTTACTGCTTGTATGCCATCAGCAACATTGAGGCGAGGAGCAGTTACAATATTGAGACCTGCATCTTCTAAAGTTTCCCTACGAGATTTGCCTGTGCCTAATTCTCTTACCTCCACGTCATGTGGAAGTATGTGAGTAAAATGTGCATAGTCGTTATCTCTTAACCATGACACATAATAATCTAATCCTTGACCATGATTTTCCATATAATCAATAAGTCTTATTTCTTTGCCTGTAAGCTGGGCTACCCATATAGCTGTAGAATCAGACATACCCAAGTCCCATGCTGTGTAATTACGACACAAGTCATCACGAGGTATTTCTGTCATGTGTGCTTTTTCTTCTATTTCATTTATAAGTTTAGAGTAGTAAGATCCTTCTACAGGAGAGTTAAAATTACACTCAAACTCTTGCATAAACTTATCTTCACCCATTTCAAGGCGAGCTGCTGTTAATTCTTGTTCGTTTAGTAGTTTAGTATCTGAAGATTTAAACTCTAATAGTTTCCATCCTTGTCCTTCAGCGGCTCTATCTCGCAACCCTCTAAAGTGATTGTTGCCTTTGGGCGTACCCATAGCAACGCAGAAACCTAGTCGGTCTGTCAACGCAGGTCGGATGATGTCACTGAAGACGGATGGATTGATATTACCTACTTCGTCTATAACTGCACCATCGAGGTAAATACCACGAAGTGAGTCTGGGTTATCTGCACCATAAAGTGAGATACGTCTACCCATAAAGTCTACACGAAGTTCGGCAATGTTTACTTTAGCACCTAGAGGTCTTGTATAGTTTACAAGATAGTCCCATGCAATACGTTTAGATTGATTGTATGTAGGAGCTACATATGCGTATCTAGGTTCTTTTTTTGTGCATGTAAGAGCACTATGTATAAGTTGATTAATAGCAGATACAGTTTTTCCCATACGTCTGTGTGCTACGACTACCACAAACCTATGATCTTTGACTGCATTGTGTATCAGTTTTTGGGGGACTCGTGGTCTATACCCAGTATCTAAAGTTTTTTGCGACTCCATATAGGGTCATCGCCTCCTAGTTGTTAAATTACCACTTTACTTTGTTAGCCCAATATGCGGCAGACATCTTACCTTTTGCAATGTTTTTAGCGTGTCTTGCTTTAAAAGACTTTGCTCTATCTGTATTTGTTTTGTCGCCACTTACACCTTTTTGTCCAAAGCGTATAAGCTTTTCTTTGTCGCCAGATTTAGCTAATACAGCGTGTGATTTAGTAGGGTGGCTAGGCGTGGCTTTAGGTTTGTTATAACCAGAAAACGTTTCCTTGCCCTTCTTAATCATTTCTTTTTAGCTGTCTTTGCAGACTCTTTAAAAGCTTTAGCTGTAGGTGCACCTTTAGATCCTACCTTACGCATCTTCTCGCCAGAGCCTTGAGCAATACGTTTTTTCTTTGCTGCGATATTTGCATAAAGTCCAGTTTTAGTAGCCACTCTTCATTCCTTTTTTAGCAGGTTTAGCTGCTACTTTTTTACCTGACTTTTTTGCGTATTCT